TAAAAGATCCATCTTTGCTGCAGTATCTGAAGTTAGCGTCTGGAGAACCATGAGCGTCTTCGATATGACATCGAGGGAGATATCTACTCTTGATTGTATTGAAACGATATGATTTCGTAAACATGATATATCCTTGGATGTGTGGAGTGCCTGATTCTCCAACCTCGAGGCCAAGGACTGCATATCGCGACTCAGTTTCACAAATTCTTTTGAGATGCTCGAATTCATCTTCAGTATAGTTGTTAAGTGTAAAAGCGTATGCTTTTTTAGGGGTTGGGGGCATTGTGATTAGAAAGGTTCACAATAGGCCTGTTATATAGACATGTTAAAAAGAAAAGAAGCGGGGTAATACTTCACCCGCTTCCGTATATTTATTAAACACTATTATTTTATTACAATTAGGCGGCATTATCTATTGCATCACCAGTAAATGACATATCATGATAAACTAATGAAGGTAATTCATAAGGCGTGACAGGTGACGATTGCAGTGGGGTCACAGTTACTAAAAAACCTATTTGACCACCTAATGCGGTCCCATGAGTCTCTTGATCTATCTTCTGCACTCTAAGTCTATGCTCTAAGCTAAATGAAGAGTATGTGTTATTCATTGTTGCACTCTTGTTGTAAAGTATTCTTCCAAATCTTCTATTGAAATCCGGTTCTGCATCTACCATTGAGCCGTAGCTAACAAGTGCCGGAAGTAATGTATAGTCCGGTTCATTGAATATCTGTATAACGTATATAGTAACGGCTAATTCTTCTGTTACATCATCTGGACATGTTATTATTATTCCTATCCTTCCACCTCTAATTACTAAATCTGTTGGGGCAAATTGTACTGGATTGGCTCCTTGATCTGTTAGTACAAGCCCACCAGTTGCAGTCCAGAATGCGGTAGTTGGGCCAGGAGTTCCTATGAAGGTGGGTAATTGTAAGGATACGTTACCAACTCCCTGAGTATTGGATGACTCAATATTAGCAACACCATTGCCACTAGGCCTATAATGTTGCTGACCCAAAGTATCATTCCATAGTTTCCTTCTCCATGCTGATTTCCTAAGTTTACGACTTTTATATTGCATTTGATTGCCAGAGCCGGACTGTGATGTCCATGTTTTATTTCGAGGTGCTCGTGCACGTCTAAATTTTTGCCTGATCGTTGTGCGTCTGCGTTTGTAGACAACGCCATAACGTGAAGAGGCTTTACGTTTAACCATAGGTAATTAACCGTCCGGGTCCAATGCACCTTATTAACATATACGCTGCTATTTATAGATGTTGTATTTGAGCTAGGCTTCGTGGCCCTAATGTTTACCATATTAGATCGTCCCGATGGGAACCACTCCATTTTATAGTTTTATTTTTGTAGGGGGGGTGCGCGCGGGTTTCCCCTTTCTTCCCCCTTAGGGATCCCCCATCTATCCCCTTCCTTAGTTAATACAAAATATTATTTTATTTATTAAAATTCAGTACATTCAATACGTCTTAATAAAGCAGGTAATTGTGGATGATCTTCTCCACCTAATCCACAGAAACATTGACTAGGATGATAGTTACTAGTTACAATAAAAGTAGTAGCATACAACGGCATCATGCCTCCTTTAGTTTCTACAAGACACTTGTATCGATCGAACCATCGAAGTAAATGATTGATATCTATGCCTTGAGGACCAAAGTCATCTATTATCACTTCTTCCTCGAGAAGATACCCTGACCACCACTTGGTCCTAGGTTCTTTGATGTAGGCGTTTGGGAGCTTCCTGTGTGCGGCTCTGGACTTCCCTGCTCCGGGTTTACCCCAGTACCAGTCGACCTGAATAGATGGGCGTTCCACGGGTCGCTGCAAGGTAAGATAGTTTCGTAGCAAGTTATGTCCGGAATAGTACCATGTTCCGGGATTGGACTCAGCGAACTCAAGAAGGCCAGATCTTCTGGATTCCATTCCGGTAGCAAATCGTCTAGCGATTTCATCTCGGTTAGAACCTCCTTCTGTTGCTGTAGGTCTTTCACCATACTCTGTAAAAGATCCATCTTTGCTGCAGTATCTGAAGTTAGCGTCTGGAGAACCATGAGCGTCTTCGATATGACATCGAGGGAGATATCTACTCTTGATTGTATTGAAACGATATGATTTCGTAAA